CGGGAGAACTTTTCTGGGCCGTCCACGGACTTAGTTTTCGCCACCGAGGAGCTTAGTTTCCTGAGCTCCCGAACTCGCTGCCAGCCAGGCAGCGAAACCGTCCATCAGCAGCTTGTTCTCGGCCACCGTGAACGCCAAGTTGTTCGGCGTATCGACGGTGATCCGAACCTGCTGCACGGTCTCCACGTTGATAGTGGGGGCCAGTGGGTCGGCCGCAATCTTCCGCTGCTTGAGGACCGCCGTGTGGCGGTTCCTCTTGCCGTAGGAGTGAGCGATCTCCAGCGTGAAGTTACCGTCGTTGGTACGAAAAGTACCGGTGTTGACGCCCGAAGAGACCCGGTTAAGGGTCTGGGCGACAGCGTTGACGGTGATTGTTGCGGGATCGGCGAAACCCATGGGAGGAGCTCCTTCATTTGAAGAGATTGCGAACATCCTGGTTGGACGCCGCAGGTGGGGTTGTCGAATGGACAGCTCCGCTTTACGGGCTACCTACATGGTAGACCGGTGCCCTCGGGTTAAACCGAGAGCGGCAAGTATCGCGTACTGAATCGCAGATAGCGACAAGTCGTCGATACCGAAACCGTACGGATGCGCTTTGGCTCGGTACTTGGTTTCCGATAGGACTCGCTTAGAGACCCATCCTGACCAACGTCCAGCCCCCTCAGTGATCGTGAAACGACCGCTGGCGAGCTCATCGATGTAGGCATGCCTCATCGCGTAGCCATACTGCATCACTAGACCATCGGCACCAAGCGAGGATATGTTATGTATCACATCTCCCGCATTGGTGAACCAATCGATGGCCCATGACCACGGTGCCAGGTTCCACAGCAACTCAGGCGTAAGCCGAGTGTCAAAGAGACGATGTGAGAGTTGTTCGTATCTCACGAGGCGACTGTAAAAGTCGTCTCCCACAGGGACATGGTAACGAAACGCTCCTGAAAACCAGTAGCGCTCGTGACTAGTCTCCGTGATCGTTGTGTTATTGACGGTATTGCCGCCAGTACACTGACCAGGACCAACAAAGGTCCTGACGCTGTGGTTGATAGGCGCCGGTGTGAACCGTCTTCTGATCTTGCGATCAGAATCCCGCATGTACTGATCGATAAGCTGTTTCGACCTCTTCACAGAGTCCGCAAAAGCTTTGATATCGTTGACAAGCGGTAACCAACCGAATTCAGCATTGAGGAATTCA